ATCTGAACTATCCAAGATATCCAAAGTGTCACAATCAGGAGCTAATGTATGCGTCCCGCTGATCCACTTGACAAACGAGCTTTCTACCCTAGAAAAACAATCCCCAAAGGTAGCAGGGTACGTGCTAAAAAGAATGGGTTCAATAGGAATGCACCTGTGAAACGAAACGCTAAGAGATCAGAATTTAGGTCCAACTTCGAATTAAATATGGCTAGGTCATTGGCTAGAAAGTCTGTGCCGTACGAGTACGAGTCAACACGTTTGACCTATGTGCCCAAGCCACGAACGTACACGCCGGACTTTTACTTGCCGGATCAAAAGATATTTATCGAAGCGAAGGGCTACTTCGACAAGGGTGACAGAGTAAAGATGCAGCTTGTAAAGGAGCAGTATCCTGATCACGATATACGCATAGTATTTCTTAATTCTAAGAATAAGATATACAGAGGCAGTAAGACCACGTATGGTATGTGGGCTGATAAGCACGGTTTTGAATGGGCTGAAGGTGCAGTCCCAGAGGAGTGGCTAAAAGATGACGATAGATGACAGCGAACTAGAGAAGGCCAGTTTACTTCCTGACAGATGGTACATCATCCTGCGTAAGATGGACGATGAAACATTCTCAGTGTCGGCTTACGATACAACCACAGAAGACGATGAAGAATTCTACGAGGCTGGCACGGTGGTTATCAACGGAGTTATGGAGTTGATGGAGTCAGACTTCGATGTGGTTACAGCAGCGGGTCTTGCGAGACTTGCTCACAGTCATGTCAAAGAAGCCCTAGAAGAAGTTACAGGTAAGAGGGAAGTAACCAGAGAAGAAGGCACGAATGTGATAAAAGTAAACTTTGGCAAAGTACAATGAGACACGAAGAGTACATGAAAAAAATGAGTGACATGCAAACCAACGCCTATGCAAATTGGGCAAATGGAGTGGATCGTGATAACGTCAACAACCCGCCACACTATAATCAAGCAGGTATCGAATGCCTTGACGCAATCGCTGCGGCGACAGCAGATGGGTACGAATACTACTTGCAGGGGAACATCATCAAATACCTCTGGAGGTACAGATACAAAAACGGAGTCGAAGATCTCAAAAAAGCGCAGTTCTACCTCGACAAGCTCATAAAAAACAAAGAAGGAATAGGCAATGAATAACTTACTACCCACACCATACCAAGAATTTATACACAAGTCTCGCTATGCCCGTTGGGTAGAAGATGAGGGGCGGCGTGAGAACTTCGATGAAACCGTAGACAGGTACATCGGGTTTATGTCGGATCACTTGAAGGACAAGTTCAACTACGTTCTTCCTGACAGTGACGTAGAAGATCTGCGTGAGGCTATCCTCAACCTTGAGATCATGCCGTCTATGAGAGCTATGATGACTGCTGGTCCTGCTCTTTCACGGGACAACATCTGTGGCTACAACTGTAGTTACATTCCTGTAGATAGTCCCCGTTCATTTGACGAGTGCATGTACATCCTGATGTGCGGCACGGGTGTAGGCTTCTCAGTAGAACGTGATAATGTAGACAAGCTGCCCGTGGTGTCGGACAACTTCAGCAAGTCAGACACAGTGATAAATGTAGCAGACAGCAAGCCGGGATGGGCGAAGGCTTATCGTGAGTTGATTGCGCTTCTTTACGCTGGGCAAGTCCCACAGTATAACATAGACAGTGTACGCCCTGCTGGCGCACGTTTGAAAGTTATGGGTGGACGTGCATCCGGTCCACAGCCCCTCGTAGACCTGTTCAACTTTACAATCGAAACATTCAAGAAAGCAAAGGGACGTAGGCTCTACCCTATAGAATGCCACGACCTTATGTGTAAGGTGGGTGAAGTGGTGGTTGTTGGTGGCGTACGCCGCTCTGCCCTGATTAGCCTGTCTAATTTAAATGACGACCAAATGGCACATGCCAAGTCAGGTCAGTGGTGGGAACACGAGGGGCAACGTGCCCTAGCTAACAACTCTGTGGCGTACAAGAGCAAGCCAGAGATGGGTACGTTCATGCGCGAGTGGCTGTCCCTTTACGACAGCAAGTCGGGAGAGCGTGGCATCTTCAACCGTGAGGCTGCAGACAAACAGGTGGGCCGCAACGGACGCCGTGAACAGGGTCACATGTGGGGCACCAATCCCTGCAGTGAGATCATCCTACGCCCGTACCAGTTCTGTAACTTGTCAGAGGTGGTGGTGCGAGAACACGACACACTCAAGACTCTAGAGCGTAAGGTTCGCCTAGCTACCATCTTGGGTACAATACAGTCCACCCTGACTGACTTCAAGTATTTGAGGAAAGTATGGAAACACAACACAGAAGAAGAAAGATTATTGGGCGTATCCTTAACTGGTATTATGGATCACTCCGTTCTATCGAAGAACGTAGACTCAAAAATCTGGCTAGAAAAAATGCGAGACACAGCAATAGACACGAACAAACAGTATGCCCAGACTCTAGGAATCCCACAAAGCAGTGCCATTACCTGTGTCAAGCCGTCGGGCACTGTGTCTCAGCTAGTGGACGCAGCAAGCGGTATACACGCTAGGCACAGCCAGCACTACATACGCACCGTGCGTGGAGATTCTAAAGATCCCTTGACACAGTTCCTCATAGATTCCGGTGTACCTGCAGAACGAGATGTAACGAAGCCCGATTCGGTAACCGTATTCTCGTTCCCTATGCAGTCTCCGAAGGGAGCAGTGACCCGCACAGACATGAGTGCCGTACAACAACTAGAGTTGTGGAAGACGTATGCACTGCACTGGTGTGAACACAAGCCGTCCATCACTGTCACCGTCAAGGAAGACGAGTGGATGGAGGTTGGTGCGTGGGTGTACGAGAACTTCGATGTGGCATCTGGCGTGTCTTTCCTGCCGTTCTCCGATCACACATACCAACAGGCACCATACCAAGACATCGAACCAGACGACTACCTTGAATGGAGGGATCGTATGACCTATGTAAACTTGGACTGGTCACGACTCACAGACTTCGAACGAGAAGACAACACCACTGGATCGCGTGAATTAGCGTGTACAGCGGGTGTGTGTGAAGTTGTAGACTTGAGTGCAGCATAATATGTCGAGGCTTGTGTACGAAGCTTGGAACGCTGTTATGGACAACAGGTATAATCCATTGAGTAATATACCTGACCTAAACACACGGCACTTCATCACGCAGATACTTGCGTGGATGTGGTGCATCATATTTTCTATGTCGGTAGGATCTGTTGTGGTTTTTGGTGTGAGTGCTATACTACATGTGTTGCTCATAGCGGGTATTGCACTCACTGTGGGCACATTCGAAACTGCAAGACGCAAACCGGAATACTTTGGGCCATTGGGAAGGAGTAACAATGGAGAACACGAGTAGCACTGTCACCGTCAATGATATCGAATACAAAGTTGACGACTTGGACAACACACAAAAATACCTGTTGCTGCAGATACGTGAAGTAACAAACAACATAAGCACTTTGAATATGAGAGTGGCGCAGTCTCAAGCTGCCCTAACCATGTTCAAAGGCACTCTTGCAAAGTCTTTGGAAGAACCCAGTGATACAAGTAACGATAACACCTGACATAATCAGTCGCGCAAAAAAGAAAGCTGCCCAAGTAGGTAATCTACAGGGCAGCATAACAGGCAGTAGGAGTCATGTTGTAGGCGCGATTGGTGAGGTGATTGTAGCAGATCTCACGGGGGCTTCAGAGGCCAACACGTACGACTACGATTTAGTTAGGGACGGGGAGCGTATCGATGTGAAGACGAAACGCTGCAACACACGTCCCTATCCACACTATGACTGTTCAGTGGCAGCACACGGGGCCACACAAGATTGCGACAACTATGTGTTTGTCCGTATCTTGATCAACATGTCACAGGCGTGGATATTGGGTGAGATATCCAAATCAGATTTCTATGCGAAGGCAACGAAATACAAGCGGGGTCACGTAGACTCTGCGAACAGCTTTGAGTTTAAGGCTGACTGCTACAACCTTCCGATAAGTGAGTTATCTGATGTCAAAAAAAGCATTCCTATTTAAGTTCGAAGCGAACCTGCTTCAGAACGGTAAGGTAGAACTTCTGTCCGACTGTATAAATCCAGAGGAACTAGAGAAGGTAATAAACAAGGGGCTACCTGATTATGACGGCGCACACTCTGTAGCGTCCCTCGTTCGTTACCTAAGTTCTATGTCGAAAGAAATCATGGAGAAGTCAGGCAGATACGTCTAGTCGATAACACCACGTCCCTTGAGGATGTCGGCCTGTGTGACCTTACCATCTTTATTTAAATCAGGAAAAGTTTTGCCGCCTCCCGCCATCTTCATCATTGGCTTCTGCATCATCTGATTTTGCATCATGTTTTGTTGCGGCTGTGTAGCCGTCATCATGCCACCCCCGTAAGCTTTCTTGCGGGGTTTCTTTTTGGTTGCCATGCCGCCATTCATCATGGGCTTGTTCTTTGCCATGCCACCGTACATCATACGTTTGCGTGGGCCGTTGTTATAGGTTTTCATCTGTTTCTCCTTGATTTATTTGTCTGCTAAAGTGGCTCCGGGGAAAACTGTAATATCCAAATCTTCTTGTTCTTTTCTAGCTTGTCTCATTTCAGGAAAGCCTAAAGTAGCTCGCTTCTTTCCAAATGCAGAAACAATTCCCTCATCATTTGCATAGTATCCTTGAGGAGCATAAACATCTATAGGAAGACCTGAACTTGATCTAACTTTTTCCCCTTGCTCTCCTAAGAGTGCATCTTGATCTCCCATAAATTGAATTAACAGAGTATCAAATCTAGCATTTCTTTTAGGATCTAGTGGTCGTCCAGTGCGTACCATCTCCATAAAAAGTATGCCTAGTTCAGCGTCACTAACTATGGCTTTTAAGAATGAGTATTTACCAAACCTAAATTTTTGTAGTAGTGCTTCTGTGCCCACGTACGTAGGTCTTACAACTTTTCTATTTATAGCGTAAAATCTACTTATGTAACTTTCTACAGACATAGCTCTAGGTATGCCTTTTATAACTACTTTACTAGCTAGAGGATCATCAACCATGCCAGACAAAAATCCAGATATACTTTGTGCATTTTTGTAATGACTTATTCCTGTTTTTGCAGAATCAAAATCCAGTATTTCTGATTGTATAAACTCAGCCATTTCAGGATCGTTAGAGCCTAAGTAATCTCTCATTGTTTTACTATCGTAAATGTTTTGAGGTACGGCAACTCCTTTTTCTGTCAGTGCTAGTCTACCACTTTGTTCCATTGAATCTATCGTCAAATCTCTTATGTAAACCTGACGAATAATGCCTCTGACTTGATTTCTTGGAAGCCCAGTGGCTTTAGTAACACCGTCAACCATCGTTCTGTATCCTATTGGACCTAAATTCTTCAATGAAAGTCCTAAAGATTTAGGGCTGACGGCTCCCGCTGCAAATTGTGATAGGTACTTTTGTGTTTCCTGTATAACCCTCACTTCTTCTTTTGCAGGTTTTAAAGCCTTCCTAGTTGCCTGTTGTATTGCGACTGTAGCTTTGCTAACTTGATCTTCCGTTATAGCTTGTCCCAGACTGTTAAAGTCTAGATGAGTGTCTATAACATCGGCAAAATTAAACAGGGGTTTTTGTGTTCCATCAGCGGATTGCATTACAAAAGTTTTTTCTAACCTCCGAACTCCCTCCATAAATTTTGACGGATCTAAATTTGCGTAATTGTTAAACACATACAGTCCTAGTTGAGCTTCAATTATAGACCTGTAAGCTTTATGTTCTGGATCTGTTTCTTTAAATACGTGACGATCCATAGTTCCCGTTACGGACCTCATACCTAAAGTTTCTTCGAAGGATCTAAAGTAAGTTACGAGTTCTTCTTCCTTCATATTTAATATTTTGTCCATATCTATCCAAAGTCTAGGGGGTATGCTAAACTCTACACCGTAAGGATCTTCGGATGAAACTCTCACGTTCTTTTGATTTGCCCAATCCATAAGTCTAGGCATTTCTTTACCAGTTTGATTAGTGTCCCACCACCTGTTTTTGTAATCGGACCACCGGGCTTTACCCATTCTTAGTAAGTCGTTTACTTTTACAAGTTGCCCTCTAAATTCAATTTCTAATTCAGTTATAGGAACCCCGTTGACAGTCATCATGTCAAACTTGGATGGCGTATCATCTGACCCTAGTATATTTTTTTGAGCCTGTTCAAATTTGCGAGACACGCCCGGAAGTTTTGTTTTGTACTTAGCGGCAGTTAAGGCTTTCTCTAACTCCAAAAGTTGAGATGGATTCATGGTCATCATTGCCATATTTTGAGTGTTCGTTAAATACAGAGCAACGTCAAACTGTAAATCTTGCAGCTTATTACCAGCAGTAAACTGGGTTCTTTCTTGTATTGGTAAATCCTTTTCTGCATCTCTTATCTGTTTCTGTATAGATCTTAATACTTCTGACTTAGTTGTTTGATTTGCTGCTGCGATAGATTCAAAATACGGATCTGTAAGTTCGTTAACAGTGCCTATAAAACCACTTCTATCCGCTCCTGTAAGAGCTTTACCCGTAAGTCTTCCCAGTCCGGGCAATTCCCCAGCAGCTATATCAGGTGTTAGTAGACCTTTGAATATATCAGAAACGTCCACTTCTGGAGTTCCGTATATAGTTCCCTCTGTTAGTGTCACAAAAGTTTTTGACATGCTAGATGTCTCAAGAACTTTAAAAGGTTCAGCGGCAAATTCTTCGTCTACTGACTTTTTTGTTAGAGCTAAGTACGCCAAAAGTTGCCCCGGAGAATCTAACTCCATAGGGTCTGCTTGTGTCGTTACTTGTTCTCCTGTGTCTGGATCTGTTCTAGTAACAGGATCGGGCTTTACGCCTCTAGCAGCCAAAGCAGCCTGTGCAGGTTCTAATAATGCTTGTTGTTTTTCTTCTACAGTTTCCAATTTACTTAAGGTGGGCACATCCTTTTTTCTAGCGTCACCAATTATTTTTTGAGCTACTTTAGTGGCTCCTATCTCTGCATCACGTGCTATCATGCCCCTTAGATCTACAGCCATTTTGGCTATATCTCCCGGTTTTGCTTTAGGATCAAATAGTCTTCTTTTTATAAGTTGTGAAAACGCTTTAGCTACGTTGCTATCAGGTTTTATTTTTACAGCTACATCACTGGTTCCTCTAGCTACAGAAGTAAAGAATTGAACCTCGTATCCCTCTATCGTTTTTAATATTTCATTCAAGTCATCTGCTTGTTTTTGGAAACCCGCAACACCGTTGTTTACAAGTTGAAAGAACTCACTCTTAGGACTTAAATTTTCAGCATTCATAAGTCTAGACCGTAAGTCTGCTAACAACCTTTCTTTTTGTTTGAGGTTGCTTTGTAATATTTCAGCGGCATCTCCATCTATAAGGCTGTTCATAGCTATAGATTCTTTTGTTAACTCTTCAAAATATTTTAAAGCAGCTAGGTCTGTTATGTCGGTTATAGATTGAACAACTAAATCAGGGTCTACGCCCATAGCTATCAATTCATCTTCGAACTTAGAAATCATTTCTGTTCTGGCTATAAGACCTTGATTGAAACTTTCTGTTCCTCCTTCGAATAGATTATTCATCAAGTACGTAAGTTTTGCCTTTTGATTACCAGAAAATCCTGCCGCAAACGTAGTCCAATTTTTTACACTTCCTTTTGTCGCAGCAAAAGTGGCACCAACCAACAGTCCCACAAGTTCAGCCATGTTCTCATCCATCTGAGAAAAATACTCAGGCATGTAGTGGCTGAACGACGTGGCCCCAGCTATCATATACATGTCTTGGACTTTAGAATCCATTATGAATTTAGCCACACCACTTCTTCTGGCTATACCCGCTAGTCTATATTTATTGGTGTCTATGTTAACATTGATTGCGTCTAGTCTAGTTTTTTGAGTAGGAGTCATATTTAAATGTGTTATGCCATTCGCTCTGTAATTAGCCAACAGATCACGTTTTCTATCTTCTCCTCTTTTTATAGCTTCCACTGTTTCGTTGTATGTTACTCTCATTTCTTTAGGCAACTCTGCATCTTCAACCTGATAGTAGTCGGTTATTCTACGCTGTATTTTCTTTTCACTGCGTAAAATCCTCGCACGTTCTGCCGTATAGTTAGCAAGCAACGTATCAAAAGTAGTGTCCTCATTGTAGGTTTTAGGGTCAGTTTCATACTTACCCTTTGCCCACTTTTCAAAATTTTTCATTTCTTGCTTAGAAGTAAACTTCCTTGCCATGTTAATCGCCCCAGTTCCCGATCTAATTTCTGCAAAAAGCTGTGCGCCTTTAGGTATTAAACCAGTGTAAGTCGATGCCATAAGTTGTGCTTGAGCAAAAGTTATATTTGCCCCTTTTGAAATGTAAAATCTCATCAAGCGTCTAGGAAAATCGTCATATACCTTGCGGAATATTTCTTCCCGTTGTTCAGCGGTAACAGGTAAACCTAAGTCTTGTACAGATATTGGCTTTTTAATTAATCCTGCGTCAACGAATGGGACAGTCAAATTATATTCTTCCGTGGCTGTGTTCCACGCTGTAGTTACTAAATCAGCTATCTCTCCAAAACCTAGCAGACCTAATTCAAATACAGGTCTAACTGCATTGTCACTGAAGTTACCTGCTATATTTTCCAAATCCCCCATGCTAAATGCGCTAGTTTTAGAGTTTATTAATATAGCACGAGTTCTTTCGTCATCCACTCCCGCCTGTATCAGTCTTTTATTTAAGTATCTAGAGTACAACCTTTTACCAGTTTCGTCGTTTAAAAAGTTGTAAGAAAACATATTATTCGCATCCATTGCGAGGTCTAGCTCTGATGGAGTTTTGTATTCAGATACTGTTTTAGTTCGTCCTAGAGTAGGATCGACCACGCCTAAATCTGCATCAGGACGTAGCTTTATGCTGGCGGATACTGCACGATTCCACGGAAAATCACGTATCTTTCCATCCTTATTTTTGTACCTAACTGCCCCTATAACATTAGCAAATTCTAGTCTATCCTCAAAAGTACTACCTGTAGGAGTATACGCCTCTCCTTTGCTGTTAAAAAATCTGGTGTGGGACATAAACCTATCTTTAGCATTCTCATCGAATGTTATTATGTTCTCTAATTTTACATCAGGATCTATAAGTTTTGGATCGTAATCTCTTCCTGCTTCGTAGACTACATCTGTAACCATTTTTGCGCCAAGAAGATCAAAATCAACTCGCTTTCTATCTCCTTCTTTGAAGGCTGTACCAAGAATATCAAACTCTATGTTTGCTATTGGCTCCATAGTAACGTCGCCAGCTTTAGCCTTTTTACCTACAGGCATTCCTAAAATTGTTTCTTCTTCAGCAACAGCTTCGAAAGCAGGAGGCATACTTTCTGCTTCTTTTGCTATTGGCTTTTGATAGAGTTGAGGAAACCTTTTCTTTAAATCATCCGCACTAGGATTTTGTAGGTCCGGTATAGGAACATATTCAGGAAATTCAGGCTGCTTAAAGTCAGCGTACGGATCTTTCATCTTGTACGCTTTTTCAGCAATGCTTAAATTTTGCATGTCATCTTGAACTGTCATTGGTGCTACTGTGTCCCTAATTCTTTTTTCAGGTCTAGTTCGTCGTCATATTCGCCTATCATTTGAGAAAGTCCAGTATAGTCTTGATCTAGGAGACGAGTTAGAACTTCCTCTGAGTTGTCCCTATTAAATTCTAAGGAATTTTCTGCAGGATCATCGGTTTGCACCAGACGATCTCCCGTGGGAGTATTTTCTACTTCATAGTCTACTAATCTGTTGAGTATAGCAAAAGCACGTTCCTTACTGTCAACTTGTTCAGCCGCACCTTTTTGTTCTCCGAATCCTCCCACGTCTGTTTTTTCTGATAAGACATCCATGCCGTTACCAATATACTGGCTACCCGGCATACGAAGTAATTTAAGTGTAGCAACGGCAGTGCGTCTAGACTCTGGTGTGCTGTTAATCCCACCTCCCGAAAGATTCTGTGCTATTTTCTTTTGCACTTTAACTTCTTTCAAAATTTGTTGTAACACTCTTTTTTCATTTGCAGGATTAGACAGAAGCTTTTCTTGTTGAAACGCGGTTAAGAAGTTCGCCACGTCTTGGTCGGATATTGTTCTTCCTCCTGTACCGCCCTGAGTAGCACTAGCTAGTGCGTAAGCAGCCATGTAACGATAGTAGGCTCTCATAGCTAGTTTAAAACTAATTTCTCCCTTTTCATCGAATCCCGTCCTAGAAAATTTGTTTAGTTGTGACTTGAGTTTAGCGTTAGCTTCAACTTCACCCTTTAAATAATCCTCTACGGTGCCAGCTTTTCCGTTATCTCTCATCCACTTTTCTTGTTCTGGCCTACTGAGATCAGAAAATTTTGTGAATCCTTGATAGGTTCCGTTATTGTCTTTACTGAACAAAGCTGTTTGCACGGTATTTAAAGTATCATCCGCGCTTTGAATTGACCCTTGAGAATCTTTGATAAACTCCCCTACCAAAGGTATTTTTTGTAGAGCAGGTTTTATAACATTATCGTAAGCAACTAACAGGCCATCGAAAGTTAAGTATATTTCGCCCTGTCTAGATGGTATATTTATATCCTGACCAGTGTACAGTTCATACGTGTTAATAAACCCAGTCAGGAATCTTTCGACATTAGAGTACGCTGCAAAAACCTGCAGTTGTCCTTCTACAAATTTTTGTGTTGTTTCAGGCGTTTCTCTTCTGTTGTTATTGTACGCCTTATACTGTTGTGTTATGTATGCATCACCGCCTAGTCTAGCACTCAATCTAGATATAAAACTAACTTTTTCATCGAATGTGCTGCCGTATCCCTCAACAAAATTTTCCATCAACTCTTTTGTTGGACCCTCGTAATCTGCAGTCACACCCGTCAGTGCGCCTATGAACAGATCAAATTGAGTTTGATTTGTTCCAGCAACAGAGGTATTCATCATGTCACCTAGAAATTCTAACTTATCCTGATTGTCAGCTAATTGTGCGCCGCCAGTTCCCGGAACATATGTAAGCAAGTTTTTAACGGCAAAATCTTCCATGTCCACGCCGGAAATTTTTTGTCCTAGCTGATCTATGATTAGTTTGTGTTCTTCAGAAACTCCCACAAGAAGATCAAGAGATTGACCTTGAGGTATGTTAGGATTATCATTTGAATCTAAAGTAGCAATAATTGTTTTTTTACCTTGAGCTTCATTAGTTGCTATTTGCTCTGAATAATCCTCTCTACGTTTTAAGTCTACATTGGCCTGTAAAACATTTATAAATCCCGGCAAAGCAGCAAGTGCCCCGTATGATTCTTTCATGTATCTTTCCACATCGTTATACAGTCTAAATGGTATTCCTATTTTTATACCGTCCTTATCTACATCAGTATACGCCTGTACAACAGACTCCGCTACACTTCCTAAAAAGTTTTGATAGCTGATTTCATTGTATCTGTTTGCTACGTCGTCTACGCCCGATATACCTAATCTAGCAACTTCGGTGTTAAGTGCAGTCAAGGTTGCGGGGGTAAGTGTTTTAGTTTGTGATGTGAGTTCGAAATTAAATGTGTTAGCTGGATCTTTGCCTTCTATAGAAAACAACGCAACTTTGTCGGCTTTTTCAGCGGCGTCTTTTAAAGTTCTTATCTCACCAAACTCAAAAGTAGTGGTTGTTTCATCTGGCTTTTTAGTTATTGATTTAGTTCTTAATTGATATGTTCTTTCTAATCCGGGATTATCTTTATAGTACGCATTAATTGCATTAGCATCCTTATGTTCTGACCCATCAGATGCTATCAAAGTAGACTCTAGACCTTCCGTTACTTCTATAGGTTTCGCATCTGGTTCATATTTAAATTTAGTTCGTGTAAATTTAGTGGTTTTATCATCCCCCTTTGTAGTTACTGTGGGTACATCGTAAAAATACGTTCTGGGTAAATCTAAATTTGCATCCAAATGTGCAGCCATATCTGCATAGGTTTTATGTGCCCTATTGTCGGGGGTAGTAAAGGTCGCGTCTTGTGGCTCATCTATAGTTACCTCTGCAGGTTCTTTTCTATTATAATCAAAAGTAGTGCGGTTAAATATTCTTTTTGTTAGCGTATTGCCCAACATTGTTTCAGTAGTTCTTACAACTTCATACTTAGAGTCTATGTCTGGGTTTTCTATCAGGTGGTTTTTAAGGCCCATATATTCCTTAAATTCTGCACCGTCTGCAGCTAAATATGTTTGGCCTACGTTTTCAAACGTAGTTTCTACAGGCTCATCATCATCCGGCAAAATCATTTTTAGAACATCGGAAGGAAATCCGTTATACGCACCATCTACATATTGTCCCGTGTTTACGATGTGCAGAGGCATTTGCCTGTCTGCAGGATTTGTCACGTTTTGTCTTTGTAATTCAGGAAAATCATTTAACTTACCCATCATTTTATTTTGGGTGTCAAAATACGCAGGTTCTATTGTAGGTTCTTTTTTGTACTCTCTTAACTGGCCTTCAGTCCCCACTCTAAAATATTCAGGGACAAAGTTACTCATATTTTCTGGCACAACATCACCACGTGATACCAGACCCCCAGTTAACTTACCAGAATCGTCCTTCACACGACCAAACTCATAAATTTTGTTTTGTGATTCGGCTTTTTGCTTTTGTTCTTTTTTAATTCCCTCAGATGCGTAAGCACTAGCTAAAGCGTAACCTATCAATAAAGCACTCATCTAGCATCTCCTTTCTCTACGTTGAGAAACGAATCAGGTACAGGAGGTTGCTCCTCTACTACCGGAGAGGGTTGAAAAGCCTCGTTTACCACGTCAATTTGATTTCTTTCCATCTTATTTAATTCTTCCAGCGTTTTGGCAAATATTTTAGGATTATTTTTCTTGAGAAGTTCAAAAAACTGTGTGTCTGAAAACTCCTCTTTAGGGGCAGCAGAATCTACAAACATTCTGGGATCTACACCGTTTTGAACAGCCATATCCGCAAGTATGATAGCTACAGCAGGTTTAGTTAACTCCGCAACGTCAGGTGTGTAGGCACCCTCCATAAACCCTTTAAATGCTATTTGATCAGTCAACTCTTCTACAGATATACCCGCCATCATAAACTTTAACATATCATCCCGTATTGGTTGTGTAGTAATAGCATCTGCTATGTGATCTATGGCATCATCAGGATCTGAAAAACGAGCAGGTCTTTCCCACGACCATTTTCCGGGGGCATCTGTGAGTGAATTTCCGGGTGGCACCGACAGAGCGGTGATTTTGTCCATCATAACTTTTACCTATGTACTTGTTACTCGTGAGTAAGCTCTTCGTGAGCTTTTTGTAGTAGATATTGAAGGGGCTGCTGCAGCCGAAGAGGCTTTGGGCAGAGCGGATACGGATGGCGCACCTATTGTATTTTGAACAGTTCTTGCTAAATACTGTAAAGTGTTATCATTTCCTATTGCGTTTTGAAAGGCTCCACCCCTACCTATGGGGTAAGGATTAACGCGACTTGCCTGAAAATTTAAATCACTACGCACTCCAAATCCTCCGGTAGGCATCGCACCAACTTGTGGAGGTTTACTAAATTGACCGCGCAAAGCATTACTTAAAAACGAAGGACCAAGCTCTTGAGGATCGCCTTGCCCTATCCCTAAAAGTTCCCCTGTTCTAGTTATGCCTCTACCTAGTGTGCTTTGTCCGAAGCTAGTATCAGAAAAATGAGTTAGTCCGTCTTCCCCTATACTATTAAAAACTTTTCCGAACAAGGTGTCAGGATTATATCCTCCTGCTGTACCTGTAGGATTTGTAAACAAATACTTACTTCCAAAATATGCAGAACCTAGAATAACCCCTGTCTTTACAGCGTTATTTCCAAACGTCCTATTTAAGAGTTTAGATAACTTACTCATAGCTTACTTTGTTCTCCAAATCTTATCAATAATACCTAGTTTCATAAAATTATCGTAACTGTCACTGTACGCTGAAGCGTTGGCAGATATGGATGCAGACTGCATAGCCGCATTGTGGGCACGGTCAGCAGCATTTTCCGATATCTTTGCTACCCACGCTGCTTTGTCACGATACTGCGCCCACAAATTGTTTAAACCTGTCTGAGTTATTCCCAAAAGGTTAAGAGCATTTTGTCTGTTTGTTTCATTTTGTGTAGCGGTATTACGTGTATTTACGTTTCTTCTCCATACAGCGTTACTTTGATCTATCTGTAATTGCATATTAGAATTGAACTGATCAGCACTAGAGTCCATCTGTGCGTTGTATTGCTCTATGGCAACACCCTGATTAGAGTTGAACTGCTTCAGGGCGATAGTACGAGCCTGTTGTGTAGACTCTAGCTGTGTGCCCAACTCCGTAAAAAATGTATTTATTTCATTATTTGATTTAGCGTTGAACTGTTGTGCAGCGTTTTCTGCCGCTTGATCAGACAACAGCGTTTGAGTCCGGGCCTGATAAGTTAAAGTATTTGCTTGTTGCTCCATAGTCAAGTCTTGGGTGTCGAGCGTTAGGAATGCTTTTGCATTGTTCACGGCAGCTTGTTGACGATTATTCAAGTTTGCCATGTCCATTTGTACGAGAGCAGCAGCATTTTGAAGAGCGGCTTGTTGTTCGTTGTTTAGATTTTGAAGTTGGATAGTAGCGTATTTTTGTGCGTCTTGAGCAGCGATAGGAATACCAGACTCCATCATCGCTTGCATCGTAGCGGCTGCAGCCATAGAGGACGCACCTAAACCCCGCTGTTGCATCACTGCTGTTACCTTACGAACGGCAGGTGCGGCCCACGCAGGAGGAGGACTACCCTCTTCCATGCCCTTGAATAGTTCAGCTAGTTGGTAGCGAGTTGTAGCTCTAGGATCTAATTCTTGTGTAGCTGCTACAGCCATAGCTTCAGGGGATATTTTACCCTGTGCAGCTTGCATTTGTGATCTTTGCCGCTGCTCTTCCGTAGCTTGTGCGGCATCTACTTTGCCTACTTTTTCTCGTGCTGATTTGTCGGGAGTAACTTTGGCAGCATCGAATTTTTCAGGATCTGTTAGATCATCAACAGTTATTTTGTCGGGTTTTACTATGTCTGTAGGATCATCTATTTTCTTATCTGTGGTTTTTAGAAGCTCATTATCAACAACAGTTTGATCATCCGCTGTAATTTTAGTGCCAGTGGGTAATGCTGGATCAATTCCTTCAGTTAATCCAGCTTGATCAGCTACTTTTTTTACGACATCTAAATCAGCTTGAGTGACGTTTTGTTCATCTGTGTTTTCAGCCATGTCCTATCCTAACTTCAACAGCATCGTAACGATCATCGCTACCACGCCCATTGTAGATGCCATTATCAACGCCTCTAGTCGCCACATACGTTTGTCTAGACCCTCTAGCTTCTCTTGCACAGCAGCGTACCGAATGGCGCACTCTTTCTCGTGTGCCTCAAGTTCCATCTGTGTTTTGAGTACGGGTTCCATTGTCAACTTCATCTTTGCTACCAGCCAGAGGGTGTGCCAGTGAGGATTGTTGGTGTCTTCTGTTCTGTAATAATTGCGTCAAGTCTTGTTTTTATTTGATCTTCTGTTTCACCCAAATCAGCAAGAACTCTTGTTTTACACCAGTCCTTTGTAATTGAGTTGTAAGCTGTAAATGATGCGCCCGATTCTTGTGACACATCTGTTGTTCCGTATTGTCTTGCCATCAACCAATTACCAAGATCGTTTTTATCGCTGTCAGACACAGCCTCTATACACCAGTGAATTGTCTTTATAACGTCAGAGTTACCGCCCTCTGATGCCACCCTTTCAAGAGTTGGATATGTCCATGTATAACTGTTTGCCATCTTTAATCTCCGTAAGGACTTGCGCCAAGTAGTGAGGTATCCCACGCAGCCTTTAGCTTTGCAATCGTATCAGCATTTGTTATAGCAGCAGCAGCAGGTGCATCACGCAGGGCTGTCTTAGCGTTAATAGCAGTTGTCTGTGCTGAACTATCTCCAGCTTCAAGTGCCTTCATGTATGCTACATCTTGGGCTTCAAGCAAAGGCTTTCTAGCCATACGTATCTTTTCTTTAAACAACGTCTTTGCTGCAGATATGTCTTCTGTAATTGTCGTGCCACTCAATGACCATGCGTCACGAAAGTGCCTGTCACTTGGCACAGTCGCTGATGCAGAATCTATAGTGCTTGCATCTTTATCTACAATGGTTCGTGTCATGCCGCTACTCTCCAGCTATCTCTAAATTCCCTGCTTTGTGGCAGTTGATTCTTTCTACAAATTTTCATCTTAACACTATTGCTTTTGTTGTAGTTCCTCCAGATATGTTCTGGAACATCCTTCATAATCAAATACAACAACGCTTCTTCTTCTGTTTTCGGACCTTCTCTTGGCGTGTCATGCAAAAGATGGCTCCTAGTGTGCTGTTTAAAATCTGGCTTTGCTTCATCTTTTTTTAGTTCCCAATAAACCCAGACAGGTGGGAAGACATCGCCGTGCATTAGTGCGGTTATTGCTTCAGGGCTGGGGTGATAAACAGCACAACAGTCCATATCTATATCTTCGTACACTACACAATACTCAGTCTTTAAAAAAGGCCGTAATTCTTTTCTGACTTTTTTCAGTCTATCAAGCATGTGCATTAGGTATCACCAACCGTGCCTACAGAGTGATACCCTGTATCAAACCTTCCATTATTGTCTTTTGTGTCATCAAAAACTACCATTCGTATTCCAGTCGTGCTTCTGCTACGACAAGATGATATTGCCGCTTGGTCACTACCCGGCCCTATTGAATTTCCAAAAATTGAGTAGTCATCATTATCCATGCTAGTTGAAAAATCAAAGGATGTGTCAGCAGCTTGATTATCGGTTGTGCCACTGCAATTAAAACTGTCCTGCAAGCTGGCTTGGTTCGCTGACCCAAACATAGTTGCGCCAATATGTTCAAATCCAAATTCAGACATTACTTACTCTCCATCGCCACAATACGGCTTTCCAACTCTTCAATCTTTTTGTGTGCGTCCTGCAAAGCCGACACAAGGATTGGCGTAATGCGCCCGTAATCCATTTGCATGGTCGCATCAGCATCTTCTCCAATGCCGACAGCATCTGGCATAATTTCGTACATCTCTTGAGCAATGAAGCCCATGCTACGAGGGCCGTCTGGGTTTTCCTTCCAAGCATAACTGACAGGATTCATAGCCATAAGTTTGTCTGTAGCTTGTAAAGGTTCTATGTCTTGCTTGAGGCGACCATCAGATGTAGTGCCAAAAATTATACCACCACTAGCAATTGTCACTGTTCCTTTAGTATTACCGGATAGATTCCATAGCTGGATAGTTCCAGTGCTATTTCTGTTAACGTTTAAATAGCCAGATGCACTACTAAACTGGACGATGCCATCGGGCCTGAAAGCATGTCCGGTAGTTGTATTGCCATTACCGGGACTGTCTGAACCTGTTTGGAACATACGAATATTTCCACCCGTAGAAATTCTCATATGTTCAGATGGCGAACCAGCAGACGCAGATGTATGAAAACTCATGTGTTCAACTGCAAGCGTTCTAATTTTCAACCCACCAGCGTCAGACATTTGAATGTCAGCACCTGTGTTAGATGTGCCGTTATGCTGGAATAATAGTTGAGTACCGTGAGTAGCGTCTGCGTTATCTAGAAGGAGTGTTCCAAAATCTCCACCAACTATTGAGCAGCCGTTAGCAAAGGTTGCGCCAGCATTGAACGTAGCAGCACCAGCAGCAGACATATCAAGTATAAGAGCATTTATAGCAGCGCCACCATCATTGCCCTGAAACTTCATATCTTTGTCAGATACTGCTGATTTTAAAATTAAATCAGAAGAAGAATTAAATAGGCGACCTATCTCTGTGCCACCATCTTTGAATAATATAGCACCACCATCAGCATCAAGTGTAATATCACTTGCACTATCTATTGTAAAAGTACCACTAGATAAATCTACTTCTGTGCCGTTAATAGTAATGTTGTCTATGGCTAGGCTACCGCCAGTGATTGTGCCTGTTGAAGTCAAGCTATCTACATACGCATCCTTCCACCGCACAGAACTGCTACCCAAGTCAACGTCACTATCGGACTGTGGGCCAAAGATGTTGTCACCCAAATACACTTGTTCCACGTTGGCTGCGTAGAAGTGAATTTCATCAGCAGTCTCAAAATCAATCTTGGTCTGGTCATCCTCACCAATCTTGATGTCGGTAGCAAGCAGGGAGGTGATGCCTGTTTGTGCAGCATCAACTGTAATGGTTAGGTCAAACGGATCACCATCACTGCCAGTAGACGTGTCAGTAAAGTTGGTTGTTACACCTGAACCAATGATCTTCAGTTCTTTGGCGTTGTTAATTGTAACTTCTGTGCCATCATCGTCTTCAAGCTGGAAACTGTTAAAGCTACCTGCGTTGTTGTCTACG